GGTCCGGTGGCCACGGTGTTGCCAAGCGACCAGACAACCAACACCCGGACTGCCAAAGGCGTACCAGTTGTTATCTGTCCCGCTACATACAAAGATGATCTATCTTGCGAAGACTGTATGCTTTGCGAGAAGCGTAATCGAAAAGTTATCGTGGGCTTTCCGGCTCACGGCACGGGAAAGAACAAAGCGAGCCGAGTAGCGGCAAGCTAGGTGTTGGTCCTGAGCATGACATTAAACTGCTCGTTTAACTTAACCTAACCGAAAGAAATGTCATGAAAACTTCTATTATATATGAAGATAACCTCAAGCGAGATGCGGGCTATAATTTCTGGATGGATGCTAAAATTGAGCAGCGGCGAGATCGAGCCGTCCCATTCGGACTACGGGGTGCCTTCGACAGGTCTATCGCCGCCCAAGCAAGGGAACTTTCTGCAAAGAATGGCGGAACAATAAAAGACAATATGCGCTTGGTCGGTAATATTAGATTGCGAAACAAGAATGTGCTGGTCATCACCCGGACGCCTTCAAAGCAAGCAGCCTAAAGGAAACCAAGATATGTTTAGACAAATACTCGGGATGTTCTATCTTGTTATATCCTTTCTTGGATATGCTATAAGTGTTTACCATCTGAAGTTGTTTGAGTATGCATCTATCATTAGTGTAGTAATCTGGACCGTGGCCTTGGCAAGCGCAGTCATAGGTTGCTGGTTAATCCTCAAGAGGTAACTATGGAACCGACAAAGATGGACCACAAAATGTGGAAACGTATTGCTAAACGTAAAACAAATGCTGAAATAAACTGGCCACCTAAAGATCTAAGGTTGGTATTATCTTTGCATAAAGATAAACCATTGAACGATCCAGCAATGTTGCGTTGGCTGGCTGAAGTTATTCTTATTGATGGAAAGGTGGAGCGTGATGCTTTGCTTACTGAAGTAGGAAAGCGTTTGTAGTACAAAGTTCCACTACCTCCTCCGTAGCAGTTACTTCGGAACTACGGAGGAGGATAGTGGAGGACCACAGTCAATTAAAATGGAAGATAGCATGTTAAGATATTCGACTGAACTTCATGGTCCCACAGATATGATGTGGACAACAATGAGTGAGTTCGAGAACCAAGTATTGAGCGAGATAATTTGGCGAAGAAAGTACCAATCAACGGAGTGGCAAGTAAACAATGACGTAAAATGTAGCACCAATCTTTACTGGATGGAGTACATTCAAGGGTGTTCAATGGGAGGAGACTTTATCTAATGAGTCATCCCGGAAATGAAGAGCTGAAAGAGAATCTCTTTGATCATCACTATAATATTCTGATAAACTCAGGCTGGAACAAGAATGCCTGGGAAACTGTGAGCGAAGCTCGGGAAAGGGCTGCAAATGAGTGGGCTGAACAGGATTGACTGGCTAATCTAAGTATGTTATATTACACAAATAAAGGAGGTCATAATGGTGATGAGCAGACACGAGTGGGCCGAGGATCAACGTCGTTTCTACGATGTCTTGCCAGCATGGTGGTGGCACCCTGATGAGCAAGATAAACACTATGAGGCTTACAAAAAAGCAAATGCAAAGGAAGTCTAATGATAGAAACTAATACTAAGATAAAACATGCGGAAGATATGGTCAGAGGTGAGCTTGAACTCCTAGCAGAGGGGCTGGAGGAGGGTGATGAGATTGAAGCTGTTGTCGGAGCATTACAGGCAGTTTTTAAGTTCACTTTTGAGCAATCTCCCTTTGATTTGCTGGCTGTAAACATGATTCATAGTATATTAAGTAGTGTGACAGCTAATATAACCTATTCTCACCTGGAGAAACTCAATGGAAATTAGTCTTCACGATGGAAGGAAGTGGTGTGATGATTGTACCGGATTTTAATAGTAGTGCGGACGTTAGGAATTTTCTTAATGGTCCCAGTGATGCGTTGTTTACCCCTATGATAGAGGAGTATATGATCCTACTACACCACGGCTTCATCGAACATGATTTCGATATAGAAGAACTCAATGGTTGGATCGATCACGAGATGCAATCACTAACAGAAGGATACGAGGAGTGGTATAATGGCAATGGATAAATTGACTGAGGAAATCCACCGGATCATGGAGGAGGGCAAGCGGTCCCAACTGCACGGCTGGGATATGCGTGACATCGTAAGCAAAATAACAGCATCCTACGGGAAAGGGGTAGGAACAAAGGCTAAGAAATACATACTCTCATACGTGCCGAGCTATGATCCCACTCAAAAGGAGAATAAAGATGTTTAACCATGATGTTTGTAACTTCCAAGTTCAAAAGGTTCCACTCTACATCAATCACATGTTTATTGGTGAGAATGGCACGTTGGATCGAACTATCCATGCCCACAAGCCATTCGATTCTCGGGAATATGGCGAGGTTCCCAGCAGCATAGGTGTGGGAATAGAGAAAGACGATGGAACTATGCTTGGTATTGTCTCTGATGCCTACGAAGTTGTGCAGTACAATGACATTGTAGAACAGGTTGAGGAAGCCTTGTCGATCTCTGGTATAGATACGACCGATGCTAACTTCGAGACTAATGTCTATAATGGGGGCGCACAGCTTGAACTCAGGGCCAGATTCCCAGCTCACGAGCAGACCATAGATGGTCAGGGAGATACTGTCATTCCTGAGTTTTGTTTTAGAACCTCCCACGATAGAACGTGGGCAAACAATGGGATGATGGGTCTCTGGAGGGCAATGTGTTATAATACCCTGGTAAGCGGAGATAAACTTGCCTATATATATGGACGACACACGAAGAATTTTAATGTTCCAGCCTTTGCTGCGAAGATTAGGGGAGCAGCGGAGTACGTAGCCTCCGATGGTATGGACAAAATGAGAGTGTGGTATAATACTCCGGTTCAAAGAGAGCAAGCCATCAATCTCTTTACTGAGACACTTGCGTCTCGAATGGATAATGTTAAACGTAAACAGGTTGCAAATAAAGTTATGCTGAGTAATCTTATGAAAGTTTTTGATGAGGAGAATCGGCACATCCTAGGTCAGGGAGCTTATGAGGGCTACGGTAAGAGAGATGTGGGTACATTGTGGACTGCCTATCAAGCAGCCACATACTGGTCTACTCATGTAGATAAACCTAGTTCTAAAGCAAATCGAGAAGATAAAGTGCGTAAGATGTTAGCCTCTGATGCTTGGAGACAGCTTGCAGCATAACTAAATGGGGGTGGGTTCGCTCACCCCTTACTACCTTGAATGTTAATCTTAACTGGAGATGAAGTGATGACCTATACTGATTTCATCAATGAAGTAAAGATGACATGTTGTAGTATGTATCACCGCCGAACAGATAGTGAATTAAATAATATGTTTCTGTCTGCACAAAGGGTTATTCAACATAGAACAGGGAAAGTATTAGAAAAATATCCCCTCCATGCGGATAGAATCTACCCACAAGAACATCTGGACAAGTATGCAGAAATTTATGCCAAAGCGGCGGTTGTATTGCAGGAATGTTTCAAAGAAGCAGGGGAACTTGAGAAGAATTATGCTGAAGAAGTGCGGCTAAAGGATGAGCTTGAGGATCTTAGATTACGTGAGGATCTTAGATTAGAGGGGCAAGGATGAGCAAGATAAAAAACTGGATCATGGAAATGGAAGAACATATTTATGATGCTATTGAAAATGGAGCGAGTAATACCTCGGAAGTTTTAACATATGTTGAGAGTAAGATGAATACAGTAGATAAAAATTATGTCAGTAAAGTTTATCAAGAACTTGACAAGTTCGGAAGTTATCCACGACTAACTTTGTAATTAAATAGGGGGAAACAAATGTCATACATAATTATTCAACACGATTTACTGGGGAGGTTCGAGGAAATAGATGCCATGCTTGATGAAGAAGGCAACGCATTAAAAACTTTCTCAACAGAGGAGGATGCTAGACTTTTCCTCCACCATCATGAATTAGAAGGTTTTTGTACTGGATTTCCCCACCAGATCCGGGTAGGTCAGCTACATTAACGGTTGACACTCCAGACAGAAAGGCTTACGATGACATCACCTGAGGAGATAGAGGAGATACATCGGATAGAGGAGCAGCTCCGAAAAGAGTTTCCGACTCTTGTTAAGAAACAAATTGATAGAGTTTTTGATGAGTTGGAAACACTACGGCACCGTGTTGCTCAGCTAATTAAACTTACGGAGAGGAACAATGGTATGTTAGAAAGTAATGCCACCATTAATCAGACTTCTAGTGAGTTAAAAGTTTTAAGAAAGCAAGTTAGTCAACTTAAAAAGATCCTAGAAAATAAAGATATAGAAATTAAAAAACTACGAGAAGAGTTAACTGACGCTAAACAAGATAGTTCTAATATACTTTCATCCTGGGCGGAGTTACAATATGACAGCAATAATATATAACTTTAGCGACTACGTTAAAAAGAAAAAGGAATCCCTCCGAGTGTCGTATGGGTTTCACGAGGAGGTCTGGGCCTTGATAGAGGAAAGCGGTTACGATATATACGATCCTGAAGATATAGACCAGTTCTTCCATGATCTGGGAGAAGAGGAAGAAGATGGCTAAAAATTTATGGCAAAAAGAAAGAAGTGCTATCTTTCGTGGTTTGGTACATCAATATAGTATGGAGGGCTATAATAATAAAGAAGCTAAACGATTAGCCCGACAGGAAGCTGATGAAATTATGGAAGATAAAGAGGACTTTGTAAATGATATCTGGGGCGATCAATTCGATGACTGCTGAATGGCAATTGATACTAAGGAAAGAATATGGCGATGTGGTTATCCAAAATTTTTCAACGAGGAGAGAAGCAAAAGAAGAAATTGAAAACAGAAGGAACCTTACCGTACATCTTGGAAGAAAACCTGAGGAGGCTTATTATGTTAAAGGAACAAGAAGGAAGGGATATATTTCTGGAAGTTTATAAAACAAAAGATCGTAAAAGTTTACAACTATGCTTTAATAACGAGTGGTCCGCAATGGAGAAGGTTGACAAGGTAGAAACCCTTGTATCCCTTGAGAGAGAGGTTGCTGGAATACGGCGTGAGATCTGTAATGAATTATTCGCACTCAACAAAGGAAGATTCTAATGCCACAAGAAAAGGCGGTAATGGGGCCGTGTCCTAAGTGTAACTCAAGAAATAATCTTGCTACTTACTCTGAGCATAGCTGGTGTTTCGGTTGCAAGACCTTCACCAAACTGGGGGACGAAACCCAAACAGAAACCAAGGTAATTCCTATGAATAACCAGATCAAACATACATTTAAAACAGCAGACATCCCCGATAGGAAACTTTCCTCCGATACCTGTAAGAAGTATGGTGTTACAGTAGCCCTCGATGGTCTTGTTGTTGTCCAGCATAAGTATAATTACTACGACAAGGATGGTAACCACACAGCAAGTAAGTATCGTAACACAAGAATAAAAGACTTCTGGTCTGAAGGACCATTGAATGAGTGTGGTCTATTCGGACAACATGCCTTTAACCAATCAGGAAAGTATATTACTGTATGTGAAGGAGAGCTTGATGCCATGAGTGTCTACCAACTCACCGGCTCGAAGTATCCTGCTGTCTCTATTAAAAATGGAGCTGCCTCAGCTCTGAAGAACTGCAAACAATGGCTCGATTACCTTAATAAGTTTGGGACTGTGGTGCTGTGCTTTGATAATGATACTCAAGGTAAGGATGCCGCCGCTGAGGTGGCCCGATTATTCGAGCCTAACAAATGCAAGATTGTTAATCTTGAGATGAAAGATCCTTCTGAGTATCTGAAGACCGGACAAGCTGAAAAGTTTATCCGAGCTTGGTGGGACGCTAAGACATATACGCCTGCCGGGATTGTCAACTTAGCAGACCTTGGTGATAGTCTCTACGATGAAACATATCACGAGACTTGTATGTATCCCTGGTCTAAGTTAAATGAGAAAACCTATGGCATGCGTACAGGGGAACTGGTAACCTTTACCTCTGGCGCTGGCATGGGTAAGAGCAGTGTGATGCGTGAGCTAATGCATCACATCCTGGGGAGCACTAAAGATAACATTGGCTTGCTCGCTCTGGAAGAAAGTACACGCAACACGGCCTTTAATATTATGTCTGTTGAGGCTGATGCAAGATTATATATTAAGGAAATCCGAGATCAGTATACCCCGGAGCAATTACGGGAATGGGAAAAGAAGACTATTGGAAGTCGAAGGTTCTTTGCGTTTGATCACTTTGGTAGCGTTAGTAACGATGAGATTCTCGACCGTGTACGGTACATGGCAAAGGCTCTGGATTGTAAGTGGGTCTTTCTCGATCACCTATCGATACTGGTGTCCGGTCAAGAAGACTTTGGGGATGAACGCAAGTCTATCGATGTCTTGATGACCAAGCTACGGTCCCTGGTAGAGGAAACAGGCATAGCTCTTATGCTTGTTAGTCACCTCCGTAGACCGTCCGGTGATCGAGGTCACGAGGATGGCCGGGAGGTATCTCTCTCACACCTACGTGGATCTGCTAGCATAGCACATCTATCTGATAGTGTCATAGCTCTGGAGCGCAACCAACAAGCAGAGGATGAAATAGAATCTAACACAACCACTGTTCGCATTCTCAAGAACAGATACACCGGGGACACTGGTGTTTCTTGCCACTTGCATTACAACAAAGAAACTGGTAGAATGACACAGATAGATAACCCCTTCTTAACGGAGAACGAGGAATGAGAAAGCCATTTGATAAAACTCTATACGACATAGCCGACACCAAAGCTAAGAAGCAAATGGTAAGTTGGCTTAAGGATCACGATCACTCCAACATAACCACAATAAATACCAACGAAACATTCTACTTTGATATTGTCTGCACGGTAGACGGCAATCTTCCCCGACTACTCTACGAGGTAGAGATAAAATATTCCTGGAAGGAAGACTGGCCCGACTCTTGGGAGGAGATACGAATACCTGAAAGAAAGAGAAGGCTTCTAGATAAGTGGCAAGAGGAGTGTCCTGGAGACATACTAACATTTGTTGTGTTCCGAAACGACTGCCAGAAGGCTTGGCATATAGATGGCTCGACCCTTCTTGAATGTGATGTGAAAGAAGTTTCCAACCGGAACATTCGGAAGGGAGAGAAGTTCTTCCACATACCCACCAGTGATGCTTACCTAATGGATATGACCTATGATGAAAGCTGTTGTTGATATAGAAACAGATGGACTCGACGCAACAAAAATACATTGCATAGTTGCCAAGCACTATCAGACAGGAGAAACAAGACAATGGGTTGGTGATGAGTGTGCTCAATTCGGTGGGTGGTCTGGCAAGATAGATCAATTCATAATGCACAATGGTATTAGCTTCGACGGTCCTATCCTTAATCGTCTGGCTAATGCCAAGATCCGCCCCGATCAGATACGAGATACGTTAATTGAATCTCAGTTATATAATCCTGTTCGAGACGGCGGACATTCCCTCCAATCGTGGGGGGAGAGATTAAATTATACCAAAGGAGACTTTAATGAGTTTGAGGAATACAGTCCAGAGATGTTGCAGTATTGCATACGAGATACTGAGCTAACCCGAAAGCTGGGGGTAAATCTGGAAAAGGAGGGAAAGAGCTTCGAGCCACAGGCTTACGAATTAGAACGTCAGATAAGATCTATAATAGATAGACAACAGGACAATGGCTTTGCCTTTAATCTTATGGAAGGACAAATCCTTCTAGCTCAACTGGAGGATGAACAACATCAGCTTGAAGCTCAGGCTAATGATATGTTTGAACCCACTGAGGTACAGCTAAAAACCAAGGTTAAATACATCCCCTTCAACATCTCCAGTAGAAAACAAATTGCCGAACGTCTGATGGAGAGAGGATGGAAACCCAAGAAGTTCACAGATAAGGATAACATTATTATTAATGAGGAAGTCTTGTCCAAGATCAAGGACATGCCTGAAGCTCAGATGTTTAATAGATACTTCTTATTACAAAAGCGTACCGGACTTCTCAAATCTTGGATACAAGAGTGTCAAGAGGATGGTCGAGTTCACGGTAGGGTTCTTACCCTTCGGACTATCACCGGAAGAATGGCCCACCTTAAGCCCAACATGGCACAGGTTCCGGCAGTATACAGTCCCTACGGAAAGGAGTGCAGATCCCTCTGGACGGTTTCAAATCCAGAGACACACAAGCTTGTGGGTACTGATGCTAGTGGGTTGGAGCTACGGTGTTTGGCACATTATCTGGACAGTAAGGACTTTACAGAGGAGGTTCTTACAGGAGACATACACACAGCTAATCAAAAGGCGGCTGGTCTTAAAACAAGAGATCAAGCAAAGACCTTTATCTATGCCCTTCTTTATGGAGCCGGAGCTGCCAAGATAGGTAAGATAGTAGGAGGGTCTTCTCGAACCGGGCGTGAACTAATAGAAAAGTTTCTAGAGAATATTCCATCCTTGAAGACACTCCGAACTAACATACAGGAAGCGGCCCAGAGTGGTATTATCGTAGGTCTAGATGGTCGAAGGCTACACATCAGGTCCGAGCATTCTGCGTTAAATACCCTAATCCAAGGGGCCGGGGCTGTGGTTTGTAAACAATGGCTTGTAGAAATGGATAAGAGGATACAAAGATCAGGGCTTGATGCCAAACTGGTAGCCTCAGTACATGATGAGTATCAGTTCGAGGTAGCCAAACCTGACATTGAATCCTTCGGAAAGATAACAAGGGAGGCTATACATCAGACACAAAGGATATTAAACTTCAAGTGCGATCTTGACTCCAGCCACAAGGTTGGAAATAATTGGGCCGAGACACATTAAAGTGCTTGACTCTTGAATACGGATGTGTTAGAGTTCACTCGTTGCTTAGGTAGTAGTAGACAACACGGGGAATGCTCCCCATTCATGGCTGCAATGGTGCAGCGTTTTAAAGGAGAATTAAATGAACGATCCGATTTATATTTCTGGTAAGTGCCACTATGCTTCAATCACCGAACCTAATACAAAGTTCGAGCCGGTCTGGTCAATTCAGATTGAGGTAGATGATGGCAATCGATCTGTCATTGAGGCCGCAGGTCTTGCCGTTAATAATAAGGATGACGAGCGTGGTGATTTTGTCACTGTCAAGCGTAAGGTTTTACGTAAGGATGGAAGTCAGCGAACTGCTCCTTTTGTAAAGGATTCTCAAAACAATCCTTGGAATGGTAAACTAATTGCCAATGGTAGCACAGTAAATGTTAAGGCAATTCCATTTGATTGGAGCTATGCCGGGAAGACCGGAATATCTGCTGACCTATCAGCAGTACAGGTGGTGGACTTTATTGAGTACATCCAAGATGACCGTGACTTTGAACCAGTAGAAGGAGGTTATATCCAAAAGCAGGATGCGCCCTTTTAATAACCCGAAAGGAGAGAGGGTGTCACAAATTGTGGCACCCCCTTTATTCATATGAAAAAAGTAGAAACATTAGTAGAAGATATTTATGGACTCTTCACTCTTGAACCTATTGGAATGGCTGAAGAGGAAGTAGACAAATATATAGATAACTTTGGTGATATGCTCAAGGTCCACATCAAAGAATTCTTATATGAAAAGCCCAGAGATCGTACTAATCTACGTCTATCTTCCATTGGCAAACCAGACAGACAACTTTGGTATTCTCTTAACAAACCATTGAACGATGTTCAGCTTCAACCCTCTACTCGTATAAAGTTTTTATACGGGTATATCTTAGAAGAGCTACTTCTTCTTTGTACCTCCATCTCAGGTCACATGGTTACTGATCAGCAAAAAGAGGTCGAGGTGGAGGGGGTCATTGGTCATCAGGACGCTATGATTGATGGTGTTCTGGTTGATTGTAAGTCTGCCAGTGGTCCCAGCTTCGACAAGTTCAGATACAACAAGCTTACGGAGGATGATCCCTTCGGTTACATTGCACAGATATCAGCCTATGCTCACGCTAACGGAGTTGACCGTGCCGCTTTTCTTGTTATAAATAAATCAACAGGAGAAATATGTCTAACTCCTGTACATCATATGGATATGATCAATGCTAAACAAAGGGTGGCATTCCTTAAAGGAATGGTTACAAGCAGCAAGATACCTGATAGGTGCTATGATACTGTGCCTGATGGTAAGTCTGGTAACCATAAGCTTGCTGTTGGTTGTGTCTATTGTGACCATAAAAGAGAATGCTGGCAGGATGTTAATCAAGGTCAAGGTCTTCGTGTATTCCAGTATGCAAAAGGTAAGAGATTCCTCGCACAGGTTGGGAAAGAACCCGACGTTGAAGAGGTGATAGACTGGTAATGCATTGGGAATATCATCAGAAACTTGATACTGAAAATAATTTTGGGTTTGTCTACCTGATAACCCGAAAGGAAACCAAGAAGTCTTACATAGGATGTAAGCAATATTTTGTTAAGAAAAACAAGAAGGAGATTGAGTCCGACTGGAGAACTTATACCGGATCAAGCAAGACTCTTAATGAGGAGATTAAAAATCTGGGAAAGAAGCATTTCCAGTTTCAGATTATAGGAGAGTATAAAAATAAACGGAGCTTACGATATTACGAGTGTTACTACCAGATAATTAACCACGCATTAACTGCAAAATTAGAGGGAACAGACGAGCCTGCTTACTATAATAATTATATAGGTGGGAAGTTTTACAGACCTGTTCAGGAGCCAATTGAACTTGAATGATTTAGACTTTGAACTCCTTCTAGATCGCTCTAGAAGAGATCCTATTAAGAATCTCTACACGGCAGTAATCTTTCAGGCTATCCTTGATCTAATCAAACCTGAAAATATTCAAGAGCATAGTAGTATAAAATTACACAGAAATCAGGCTCATGCTTGGGTCTTCACGCCTACTGGTGTGACCTGTGAAAACTTTGAAGACATTTGTGCAATGGCAGGGATTGAACCAGTGATGGTTAGAACCTTTACTTTGAACGTAATTAAAGCAGGAGATTCCGATGAAGTCCGACGAAAAATCAACAGTGTCTTGTGAAAGCGGTGCTCACTATGAGGGCGACTTCTCTTACTCTGCTACTATTAGCTGTCCCGAATGCAATAAAGATGTACATGTTAATCACTTTGAATGGGCCGTGTTCCGGTCACTCAAGTGTCTGCACTGTGGGACTGAAGTAGAGGAGGACGACTGGAAGTGGGACGTGGCCGCAGAGTTTAGTAGAGAAGGAAATAGAGAAGGAACCTACGACTACCACCTCCGACGAATGAAAGAAGAGATGGCGGACAAAATTGAGCGGCAGAATGCCCTGAAGAAGCAAGTGGGTGGACAACACTACAAAGACTGTAGTATCCAGCCGGTTGAATACATATTCCAGAATGGTCTTGATTACTTTGAGGGAAACGTGGTAAAATATATAACTCGACA